AGCGACTTGCACGGGACAGCGGGAACAGGACTACGGGACCCCCGAGGACAATTTCGCCGTCATTGCGGACTACTGGAACACCTACCTGAACGGGAAGAAAGGTCCCGCGATCATTACGGCGGTTGACGTTGCACACATGATGTGCCTCTTCAAGATGGGGAGAATCACCACGGGAACCGGCACGGAGGACAGTTACATCGACCTCGCGGGCTATGCGGCTTGCGCGGCGGAGATTGCCACGAGAGAGGGAGGTTGCAATGCGGATTATTGCACCATCAACTGAAATCCTCACTCCGCTTGACGGGGGCGCGATCCTCCGACACCTCGAACTCTGCGGGCGGGTGTGCTACAAGAGCGAGAATCGGATCACCCCAGAGAGCGCGGAGAACTTTGTGCGGGGGATCATTGCCCGGAAGCACGAAGCGGTTCTCGAACACTTCTCCTTCTCCGTCCGTTTCATTGTGGACCGGGGCGTTTCCCACGAAATCGTCCGTCACCGGCTGGCGTCCTACTGTCAGGAATCCACCCGGTACTGCAACTACTCCGGGGACCGGTTCGGCGGGGAGATCACCGTTATCAAGCCCTGTTTCCTCCATGAGGGGACGAACGGTTTTGAGAGGTGGAAAGAATCGTGTATAACAGCGGAGAGAGAGTACTTCACGCTTCTGGATTGGGGATGCACCCCGCAAGAGGCGCGGGCGGTTCTCCCGAACAGTCTGAAGACGGAACTCATTATGACGGCGAACCTCCGGGAATGGCGGCACTTCTTCATGCTCCGCACGGCTCCTGCCGCTCACCCGCAAATGTACGAGGTGACAATCCCGCTTCTGAAGGAGGTTCAGGAGAAGATTCCGGTGGTATTCGAGGATATAGAGGTATGAAAATATACCCACTGACCTTAAAAACTGCAAACGAATTTGTCCGTAAGTATCACCGGCATAGCAACCCCACAACGGGTTGTAAATTCGCAATAGGTTGTTATGATAATGATATTCTTGTCGGGTGCGCTATATGTGGACGACCTGTTTCACGTCGTTTAGACACAGGAGTTATCTGCGAAATATATAGAGTATGCACAGACGGAACACGAAATGCTTGTTCTATGTTATATGGCGCTTGTTGCCGAATAGCCAAAAATATGGGTTATGAGAAAATAATCACATATACGTTGGAATCTGAAAACGGAGCATCCCTAAAAGCAAGCAACTTTATCTGCGAAGGTATAGCCGGTGGGGTGAAATGGACGGGAGTACGAGACAAAGGTCAAAACATACCTCATGAAATGAAGAGGAGATGGAGTAAAATCCTATAAGCGAATCAGAAAAGTTCCATATTTCAAAGATTATTTAGCGGGAGGAACAAGATGAAAGTCAAACTTGATGAAGGGGCGTTCATGCCGGAGAGAGCGCACCCGGACGACGCGGGGCTGGATATTCGGTCCCCGGTAGATACCATCGTTCCGGCGTTCGGAAGCGCAGTCATTGATACGGGAGTCCACGTTGAAATCCCCTACTCCGCCGTGGGATTTCTGAAATCGAAATCCGGTCTGCACTTCTTCTACGGGATTTCCTCGGAAGGGGTTGTGGACTGCGGGTACACCGGATCAATCCGCGTAAAGCTCGTGAATCACACGGACGAACCCTATCACGTTCACTACGGGGACAAGATTTCTCAGCTTGTGGTGATTCCGATTTACCTCCCTACCCCGGAACTGGTGGACGAACTGCCTGAGACGGACCGGGGAGGACACGGGTTCGGGTCTACCGGGAGGTAAACATGAAAGTCCTGAGCCGCCGAAGACCGACTCCGGCTGAAAAGAAAGCCGGGGACCGGGCTATACAAGAGGAAATCCGAAAGCAGATAACTGAGTATGATAAAGAATACGAAATGAATCTGAACGCGCTTGCCCTTTATGTTCTCCGGGTTCACCTCGGGTTCGGGAAGAAACGTCTGCGGCGGTTCTGGGACGCTTTCAACGCGGAACACAAAGCCCTCCGGGAGTGGTATCTTCTGGACAGTCCCGGAGACGCGGAGTTTATGGCAAAGCGCGAACTCCGAAAGATAGGAGTGGACGTTGAAGAATGGGCGAAGGAGGACGAGGACCATGTATGAAGCGATCCCCGACGAACTGAAAAATCAAAGGGCGTGGGTCTGCGCATGGAACGGCTCCAAAGTCCCCATGAGGCCCGGAGAACGCCTCGCCGCGTCCTCCACCAACCCGGACACATGGGGCACGTTCGAGGCCGCAGAAAAGGCCGTCCGGCTCGGATGGTACGACTTTGCGGGGTATGTGTTCCACGATTGCGGCATTGTCGGGATTGACATTGACTGCGGATTTGACGCGGACGGTCTGCTCTCGGAAGTGGGGCGGGACATTATTTCCCTCTGTCGGTCCTACACGGAGAAAAGCCGAAGCGGGCGGGGCGTTCACATTTTTCTCAAAGGGTCCCTTCCCTTCCCCGGACGGAACAACGGGGCGGGGGTGGAGATTTACCGGACCGGAAGATACTTCATCTGCACGGGACGGAAGCTCCTTTACGGGGATATGATCGAAAATCAGGCCGCGATTGACGCGGTTGTGGCAAAGTATTTCCCGGACGTTCCGAAAGACGGGGAGGCAAAGGTTCCGGGGCGGAGGAAGTTCTACCGCCCCGAATGGCAGAAACCGGAGGGCGGAAAAATCCCCCTCCGGCCCCGTTACCCCACGATCCGGCCCGGAACGCGGAACGATTCCCTCGCGTCTCTGGCAGGTTCCTTATGGGGACAGGGGTACGACAAGGGCGCGGTCTACCGGGAACTGCTCCGGGTGAACGCCTCCGCCTGTGTACCTCCCCTGCCCGTCCGGGAGATTCAGGCTATTGTGGAATCGGTGACGAAGTACAGGAGGTAAATATGGCCCGTATGTATGAGGGCAAGTTCAACCTCAACGAATTACATAAACAAGTCGCAGAAGGATTAAAACATTGCATAGAGGGCCGATGCAATACTGACTGTCCTTATATCAGTTTATCGAACTGTGAGGACATCTTAGAAGCAGACGCAACAACTACATTTCGTTTCATCTACTTTATATGTGAAACTTTGGCAAAAGACTTCGGATGCCCCTGCAACTTTTCACCCATTGATGAAACAATGTGGTGTAGTGAATGGTGTGAAAACGACTGCGGCAAACTGACCGACGCGCAATGTTGGCTCCGATATTTTGAATATCTCATGACAAAGAAAGAAGGTGAAACCGATGAGAGGTTGGATTGAGGTTCACGGGTACACGGAAGGGTGTCCCATTTTAGTCAACATAGCGAACGTGACGGCAGTAACAGACGACGGGTGGATTTATGTTGTCCGGGAAAACGCTATTATGGGTGACGGCATGATGGACGGACAGAACATCCACGTTCGAGAGAGTTACGAAGAGATTAAGACCCTGATATGGGAGGCACAGAGATGAACGGAGGAACAAGAGAATTTCACATTGAAGAATTGTCCCGCCGCATAAAGGATTCCGACAGATACGGAACGCTTAGCATCCACATTTACACCGATACGGCAAAAGAGATCCTTGCCCTTCTGAAGGAACCGACCGCGGTTCTCGACCGGGTGACGGAAATCCTCATGAAGCGAAGAACGGAGCTTACAGGTATCTATGGGGATTTAGGCGGGGCGATGAACGGCGTACTTCTTCTCATTCAGGAAGTAAAAGAAAAGGAGGGTCGGTCATGACCACAGAAAAATTTCTCACCGAGATTGCCGACGAGCTCGAAGAAACGGCGAATATTGCAGAAACCGCAAAAGACTATTACACGGCTCGAAATCTCCGGGACGCGGCGAAGGTTCTCCGCAGGAAGCCCGAGAAGATAGGCGGGTGCGAAACATGCCGCCACGGGTTCATGAGCAACACGAGCAAGAAGCATTGTCCGAAATGTCACCGTTGCCCGACGTGCGGGACGAGGAGCGAATATGAACACTGAGAAGAACACCCCCGTGACATTCTGGTGCGGAAAGGTGGTACTCTACCGGGAAACGCCCGTAACGATCAAACGGGAAGTCTACTCCACATCGGAAAAGCCCTATGCCGAAGGGTACGACGCAGAGGGGAGATACTACAAGTTCCGGCTGGATTCTCTACGGAGGCTTGACAACGCGATTGAAGGGGTGGTGACGGATGGACGAAAATGAGTACGCAGAGTTATTCCAACTCAAAGACGGACGGTACATAGCCTCCCCGGAAATCTCCGATAAAATGTTCAAAATCAAGAACATTCAACCGGAAGCGTTCCAGAGCGGGACAAGCAACTACTCATGGGACGAAAGCGGCATGGCAGAACTCTTTTCCGAATGTTACGCGGGAGACACCCGGTACTGTCCGGAACGGAAAAGCTGGTACACCTATGACGGCGGCGTATGGCACAAAGACGCGGACTCCCTGCTCGTCTCCGCGAAAATCCGGGAGTTTGTGCGGCTCATGGTGTTATACTGCGGAGAAATTGGCGACGAGGACAAGCGGAAGTCCTTTTTGAAATTCGTAACCGGGATGGGAGACCGGCGTTTCCGGGACCGGCTCATGAAGGACGCTCGGGACGACATGATGATTTCCGCCCGTGAGTTTGACGCTCACCCGAACCTTATCAACTGTCTGAACGGGACCTATGACCTCGATAACTTCACCTTCCGGGAACACGACCCGCGGGACTTCCTCACCATGCGCACCAATTTTGAGTACACGGTTCAGCGCGGGATTCGCTGTCCCCGGTGGGAAACCTTCATCCGGGAAGTGACGTGTGACGAGGCGGACAAGGCGGATTATCTGCAACGCGCCCTCGGGTATTCGATCCTCGGTACATCGAAGGAAGAGTGTATGTTCATCTTACACGGAAAAACCACCCGCAACGGGAAGTCCACCCTGCTTGGAACGATTGAATATCTACTCGGGGATTATTCCTGTGTCTCCCCGGTCTCTATCATTTGCCGGACGGACCGGGCCAAAAACGCAGAGGCCGCGTCTCCTACACTTGCCTCTCTCAAAGGAAAGCGGTTTGTGACAATGGCAGAAAGCAATCAATACGGCAAGCTGGACGAAGAGACCATCAAACAGCTTACGGGAGGCGAGGAAATCACGGCACGGAATCTGTATGAATCGCAAATGTCCTTCCTCCCGCAGTTCACGCTATGGTTGTCCTGTAATGATTTACCTTCCGTCTCCGACAAGTCCCTCTTCGCCTCGGACCGTGTGCGGGTGATTGAGTTCAACCGTCACTTCACGGCGGAAGAGCGGGACGAGGGGTTGAAGGAAGAGTTCAAGACCCCGGAGGCTATGATGGGGATTTTCGCTTGGCTTGTGGAGGGCTACCGGGAGTATAAGCGGCGGGGTCTCGTTATGTCCGAAAACCTTCAGAAGGTGATTCGGCAGTATGAGCGGGACAACGACCTTGTGTTACAGTTCCTTGAAGAACGGTGCGAACGGTCGGACAGCGGAAGCACCCGTGCAAAGACTTTGTACGACAATTATAAGATTTGGTGCAAGAGCAACGGCTATTTCGTCTGTTCGGCGAAGAAATTCAACGCGGGGCTTGAAACACATCCGGAATGGCACGACGGAAAGCGTCAGAGTAACGGTTATGCGGTCTACGACGGGGTTATCATGAGGGGGTGACAGTAGGTCAAGTAGTTTATTTTAGGTTTTTTCCTATAAGTTCTCTATATAGGAGCCTACTAAGAGAAGTTATATACATTTCCTTGAAATGAGCTACTTCAACTACTGTTTACCCCCCCCTCCCCGCGGAGGACGACGAAAAAATTTTTGCCGGGGTATGGTCCCCGGAAGGAGGAACTATGAGAGAAGACGAAGCGATTGACCTTGTGAAGAAGGTCAAGAAGAAGAGGCCGGACAAGGCGGAGGAATGGAAGATACACACGGAGCCGGGTGAGATGGGGCGGGACATTCTCAACGCGCTTGCCCTGTTTGAAATGCCTCCGATTGACACCAACGACCCAGAACAGGTAGATGCGAGAGTGAAGGACTACTTCAAGCTCTGCATTGAGCGAGACATGAAGCCGTCTTTCACCGGACTTGCGGCGGCATTGAGTGTTGATAGGGCTACACTCTATCGGTGGGTGAACGGAGTCACGGCGGGCAAACCGAAAGAGGTATGCAACACATTAAAAAGAGCGCATATTTTGCTCAATCAAATGCTCGAAAATTGGATGCAAAATGGGAAGATCAATCCGGTCTCGGGAATCTTCCTCATGAAGAACAATTTTGGGTACGCGGACAAGTCGGAAGTCGTGGTGACACCGAACAATCCGCTCGGAGACGCAGAAAGCCGAGAAAGCATTGAGGCACGTTACCGGGAAGCTGTCGCCGCGCCGGACGATTCCGTGGATGCTACATATATAGAGGCCCCGGAAACGGACCCGGCGATCCGGGAGAGCGAAAGCACAGAGACTTAACACTATTGTTTTCAATCTAATAAGTGAATAAAATGGGAACGTCTGCGGGCGTTCCTGTTTTCATGTTCTGGGCGTTCTCTGACGTTCGAGAGAGGGCCTATTTTGCGATTTGTGCGCTGTCTGGTATGAGAGGACGTTTTCTGTCTTCGTTCAAATTTGCGGCCTTCTCGCGTCTCTGAGAGCGTGTGCGGATTCTCGCGGGCGGAATTTTGAAGCATGGGACGCGGGCGGGAATGGGCCTGAGACGTTCGAGAGCGGGCCTATTTTGGACGATCGGAGCGCGGGCGGGTGTTTTATCCGTCTGCGGGCGTTCTGGGCATTCTGAGGGCATGGAAAAAGGCCCGCTTTATCTGCGGGCCTGATTCATCCACCAGTGAACGCGGGCGGAGATTTCGTCGTCAGGTATCATGGGGACGGTGACAAGGGCGGGCGGGATATATTCCGGGGTTGAATAGTACGCCTGACCATAACGCGGGAGTAATTCCGCCCCGGTCCGGTCCATGAGGTTTCGAGAGTCCTGAGCGGTTCGAGTTCGGAGAATAAAACGGGAGTCAAAATTGACTTTGATTTGTGTCGGAATGACTGCGGAAATGGGTGTCTGAGTACAGGCGACGACGTGAACGCGGGCGGCCCGCCCGATTTGACAGAGCCTTTGAAGCAAGGGCTGAACGGTTTTGCGGTTTGTCGTCATTAAATCCGCCAGCTCGTCTATAATGACGTACAAATCACCGCCGCGCCACTTCTTCACCCCTTCCGATTGCATGACGGTGAACCGGGATTCTGTCACGTTCATAGCAAGGTCAAGGGCGGCGGTCATGGTGTCGGGTTCGGATGCATACCGGAGGACGTGCGGGAGCGGTTTATATTCCACGAGTTCAACCCGTTTGGGGTCGATTAGGATAAACTGAGCGGCGGACGGGGCACGGAATAGGGCGGTATATATGAGACCGTTCACGAGTACGCTTTTCCCACTTCCGGTTGTTCCGCCCACGAGTAAATGAGTCTGGCCGAGGGCGTTCAGGTAAAGGTTTTGGGCGTTCCCTTCCGGGGTGGTCCATGTCATTTGACCACCTCCCCGCGCGGGCCGGTGATTTCGATATACGCGGCGGGGTGTTCTTCGAGGATTAGGGCGCGGGTCTCGCGGGCGTCCTTCAGGGTGGGAAATGCTTCAATATAAAGCGGGGTATTTTTGTACCAGTGGGCGCGGCCCTCGTATACCGTGAGGGTGAACGGGGTGAGGTTGACGGCGGGCAACAGGTCAACAGGTCTTTTCATTGTAGCAACGGAAAAGGGCCTTTCAGCCCTCGTCCTCGTCTCCTTTCATGAATGAATAATCATATACCATGTGATTTGACGGCGTTCCCTTCGGGAGCGATTCACCCGTGAACCAGTCAACCGGGCGGACCGGGATATAATAGGCGGGGCGGCGTCCGGTCTCTGTGTCGATGCAGTTATACAGGATGAACGTGCTTTCCCGTCTCTCGAAGGTCTCGCCCTCTCCTTGACGGGGGTCAAGGGCGATCCCGAACCCCCACGGGCTGGACGGGTTGAGGTTGCACGGGCAAAGAATGACGGTCAGGCCGTTGTTATATGCGTTCCGGGCTTTGGTGCGGTTGATGCGGGTAAACGTGAACCCGCCTTTCTCGAAGGTGTATGCATTCATGGTCTTTCCTCCTGTGATATGATAGGATCGGGACGGCCTCAGAGGTTGTCCCGTATGGTTCTGGTGAGACGGTGCGCGGCCTGAAAGAGGGCGCGGGCCTGAGTGTCAAGCCATTCTTCGTGGGCGTTCGGTCTGCGTTCGCCCTCGCGGGTTCTCCGGAGTTCGGAAGGGGAGCAAAGACGGCGGGCGATGTCGCCATCATAAATAAGGGAGGAACCGCCCCACGAATACTGGTTCCAATCATCCGCGCCGTTCAAGAGTTCCCGGTTCAGGAGCTTCGGGGCGGCGAGGTCTTCCGGATCGAAGTAGCCGCCCTCGATGGACTCCCGGAGTCCTTCGAGGAGTTCGGCGGCGTAAACCGTTACGCCTTTATTCCACGCGGAACGGTCTTTCCGGCTGTCAAGCGCGGCCTGAACGCGGTCGAGGACTTCGAGAGCGTCAAGGACGGGGTTCACGGTCTTCATGGTGATTTCTTCGGCGGTCTTGTCTTCTTCGGAATAATAGTTTTTCATGATGTAAAATCCTTTCTTGATTCAGGCCCGTAAAGTGGGCGGTTCTTATTTACGAAATCATTATAGCATGATTTCCCGTAAATGTCAATACCGAAATCAAGATTTCTCGTAAATTTCTGAAAGTTTTTCCGCGCTTGCTTTTCTGCGGACCGCGGGCGGGCGTCGTCTGCGATCCGTGAGCGGTCTGGGCCTCGGGCGGGCCGGAGGGGGACGAGGCGCGGGGCGCGGGCGGCGGGTAAGGGGTCCGATCACCGCGGAAAAGAAAAAGGGCTTTTTTACGAAAACCTATTGACAAGTAAACGTATATGTGATATACTGTTCCCGTAAATCACAACGGAGGACACCATGAAAAACGTCGTTGCATATATCCGGGTCTCTACCGACAATCAGGCCGGAGAAGACAAATTCGGCATTGACAGCCAGAAGGAAATCGTTTCCAAATACTGTGACGCTCACGACCTGACGATTACGGACTGGTACATTGACAAGGGAGAAAGCGGTGTGAAGGAGAACCGTCCGCAACTGGACGCGCTCCTTTACGGAGAAATCCGCAATCCCCCGGTGGAAGCGGTTGTTGTGGCGAAATCGGACCGGGTTGCCCGTGACATTAAGCTCTACTACTACTTCATGATGCTTTTTGAGAAGAAAGGCATGAAACTGATTTCGGCGACGGAAGAGGTTGTGAACGACGACACCGGCCTCGGGAACGTCTACAAGGCCCTCATGCTCTTTGTGGCGGAACAGGAGAGGAACAACATCAACAAGCGCACCTCGGGCGGGCGGGCGATCAAAGCCTCCCGCGGCGGATATTCCGGGGGCCGGACCCCCTACGGGTACAAGGCGAGCGATCACAAGATGGTGATAGTCCCGGAGGAAGCGGAGATCGTTCGGATTATCTTTCGCATGAAGGACGACGAAGGGATGACGTATCAAGCGATCTGCGACTACCTCAACCGGGAGGGCTATGTCAACCGGAGCGGCAAGCAGTTTGTGATTTCCTCCGTCCAGTCCGTCTATGAGAACAAGAAGGTATATCAAGGGTTCTACAAATACGGCAAAGACGCGGATTGGGTGAAAGGCGAACACGAGGCGATTCTGAAATGAGCAATCAATATCAATATCTCTCCTGTCCGCGGTGCGGAGGAACCTCTATAAACGTACAGGTATTTCAGGAACAGGCCGGGGCGACTACGGTTTCACGGACGAAATCGAAGTGGAAGGAGAAGGGTCACGGGTGCTTATGGTGGCTCCTTATCGGCTGGTGGTGGATTTTCATTGACATTATGCTCTGGATTTGCTTCTTCCCCATCCGGCTTTTGATACAGGTTTTCAAGAAGAAAAAGTACGTCGGCACATCAAACACGGTGACGCAGACGGCAAATCAGACGATATACAAAAGCCTTTGCACTTGTCAGGGGTGCGGGTATGTATGGGAGAACAGCAGAACATGAGCTTCCCGCAACGGGGCGGGAGGGACAGTCAACCGGGACTATCAAGGTCCCGGTTTTTCTTTTGGAGGTAGGATGAACAACGAAATTCTGATTCCGAAAATTTTTGCGGAAATCAAAAAGGCCCCGGAAAAGATCGGGGCGTACACGGACCTTTTCTCTCTTTCCATGACGGAGGGGTTACACCGGGAAAACCGGGAAATGCGGGACCTTCTGGCGCGGCAGATTCAAACGGGACGGGGGGACCTCGGGGCGTTTTTCGACCTCTACAAGCGGTCCCTGCTCTTTGACGCGCCGGTGGACTTTGACTCCTATATGCTCTATCTTGAAATCAACCGGCCCGCGCGGGAGAGGTTTTACGCTCCGCGGCGGAAGATTATGCGGCGGGTGGCGGGGTATCTTCAATCCCTCGCGGACGATCTACTCGATGAACTCTTCCTCTCCATGCCTCCCCGCGTCGGGAAGACTACGATCCTCATGTTTTTTCTGACGTGGATTTTGGGGCGGGATTCGGAGCTATCCAACCTCTACTCCGCCTACTCGGACGTTATCACAAAGGCTTTATACAATGGCGTTCTCGAAATCATAGAGGACCCGGTGACGTACCTCTGGCATGACGTTTTCCCGGAGGCGAGGATTGTCTCCACCAATTCGGCGGACGAGACCTTGAATCTTGACCGGAGGAAGAGATACCCTTCTCTCACGGCAAGAAGTTTATACGGGACCTTGAACGGAGCCTGTGACTGTCGGGGGATGCTCATTTCCGACGACCTGATTTCCGGGATCGAAGAGGCTATGAACAAGGACCGGCTTGTGTCCGCGTGGGCGAAGGTGGACAACAACCTGATTCCCCGCGCGAAGGAGACGGCGAAGATTTTATGGTGCGGGACCCGGTGGAGCATGATTGATCCTATCGGCGTCCGGCTTGATCTGCTCGAAAACGACCCGGCCTATTCTTCCCGGAGGGTGGCGAACATCAACCTCCCCGCGCTGACGGAAGAGGACGAAAGCAATTTTGAATACGACTATGGGGTGGGCTTCTCGGCGGACTACTACCGGATGCGGCGGGCTTCCTTTGAGCGGAATAACGACGTTGCTTCATGGGCCGCGCAGTATCAGGGGGACCCGATTGAGCGGGAAGGTGCGCTCTTCACCCCGGAAGGACTGCGGTATTACAACGGGATTCTTCCCGAGGGGGAGCCGGACCGGGTATTTATGGCGGTTGACCCTGCTTTCGGCGGCGGGGACTATGTTTCCGGGCCTATTGCCTGTCAATACGGGGAGGATCTTTACATCTGCGACGTGGTATTTGACAACGGGGACAAGAAGGTGACACAACCCCTGATTGCGGATGCGATTGTCCGAAATGGGGTACAGGCCGCGCAGTTTGAGGCGACGAAAGCGACGGAGGCATACAAGGAAGGGGTGGAAGCTCTTCTGAAGCAGAAGAAAATCCGGCTGAACATTACGACAAAGGCGGCTCCCACGGACAAGGCGAAATACCAACGGATTTTCGACTGCGCACCGGACATTCGGGACCACATGATCTTCCTCGAAAGCGGGAAGCGGAGCAAAGCCTATTCCCTGTTCATGCAGAACGTCCTTTCCTACAAGACGCTCGGGAAGAACAAAAACGACGACGGGCCGGACTCTTTGACGATGCTCTGGAACATGACGCGGTTCGCCCCGAAGGTAGAGGTTTTCAAACGCCCGTTCTGAAAGCAAAAAAAGCCCCACCCGGCAAAGGTAAGGAAATCCGGGCAGGGTGAGAGAGGCAACATCTTGACGCTCTCCTGAATGGCAATTCTATTATACCACGTCCTCCCTTGTCTGTCAAGTGTTTTTCGCAATTCTCCAATGGTTATTTTTACAAAACCTCTTGACAAGACCATTGGGGCGTGCTATAATGTAGTATGAGTAAAAATATCAGGACAAGGAGGTATGCTTATGACGAACGGGAAGGTTCTGACGGGCCGGAAGCGGCTTTTCTCGGACGCGGAGACGATCACGGCGGCAAATGTCGTTGAGGTATTGAACAAGGCTCTCGGCGATCATGAAACGAACCGGGCGGACATTGACTACCTCTGGGACTACTACCGGGGCAGACAGCCCGTCCTTGAACGGGAGAAGGAAATTCGGCCTGAAATCTGCAACAAGATTGTGGAGAACAGGGCGAATGAGATTGTGTCCTTCAAAGTGGGGTACTTGATGGGCGAGCCGGTCCAATACGTCAACCGAGGTTCCAACACGGAGGCGGGGGACGCGATCAACCGCCTGAACGAATATGTGTACGCGGAGAACAAGGCGGCGGAGGACAAGAAGCTCGCGGACTGGTTTACGATCTGCGGGACGGCCTACCGGCTGATTCTCCCGGCGAAGGAAGCGGACCCGGAATCCCCCTTCCACATCTACACCCTCGACCCGCGGACAACCTTCATCGTGTACTACTCCGGCCTCGGCAACCGGCCTCTTATGGCGGTCAGGTATGTACAGAGGGACGACCTCAACATCATCTACTCCGTCTACACCGAGAATGCGTATTACGAAATCCTTGACGACAAAATCATCAAGGCGGAGACGCAGTATTACGGCGGGGTTCCGATTATTGAATATCCGGCGAACGAAGCGCGGCTCGGGGCGTTTGAAATCGTCCTCCCCCTGCTTGACGCGATCAACGAAATCGCTTCCAACCGGGTTGACGGGATCGAACAGTTCATTCAGGCGTTTATCGCTTTCTTTGGGGTGGATATTGACGACGACACCTTCAAGAAGCTGAAGGACCTCGGCGCGTTAAAAATCCCGGAGGGCGGGGATGTGAAATACCTCGTTCAGGAACTCAATCAAGCGCAGACGCAGACTTTGAAGGACGATCTGTACCAGACGATCCTCACCATCTGCGGTATGCCGAACCGGAACGGCGGAACTTCCACCTCGGACACCGGCTCCGCGGTTATCATGCGGGACGGATGGAGTGCGGCGGAGGCAAGGGCGAAGGACGCGGAACTCATGTTTGTACGGTCGGAGCGGCAGTTTTTGAGGCTGGCCCTGCACATGGCGGACGTTCTCGGCGGTATTACGCTCAAACTTTCCGACATTGGCATCCGGTTCACGCGGCGGAACTACGAAAACATTCAGGAAAAATCTCAGGTCCTCACGACGATGCTTGCCAACCCGAAGATTCACCGGAAGCTGGCATTTGAGCATTGCGGTATGTTTGCGGACCCGGACCTCGCCTACACCATGAGCGAGGAACAGTATCAAGAAGAGCTTTCCCGGATGGAAAAGGAATTGACCGCGGAAAATGAGGGCAAGGATGAAGACGACGAAGAAGACGTACCCGCGGACTAATCCCTACTCCTACGCGGACCGGGTTCTGAAGGTTTTTGTCCGGGAAGTTCTCCGGGCGTCGGAGAGGATCAACCTTCTTCCGATGGATGAACTCAACATCCTCGAAGGGACGCGGGACCTCACGACGTGGATTTTGGAAGAGGTACGGAAGCTCTTTCTCCTGCTCGGTCGGTACGAATACGCACGGGCGCGGAAGCTCTCCCCGGAGGACCGGGCGGTCAAGCGGAAGATCAATCCTGAATGGGTGGAAGCTCTCCTTCTCTTCTACGATCCGGTGACGAAGACGGTCTTCACTCACGAGGTCTACCGGAAATGCGAACGGCTCGAGGAAGCGATCCTCGCAACAGGTTCCGCGGAGAAGGAAGTCCGGGAATTTCTCAAAACGATCACCCGGCAAGTCAAACAGGAGACAATCACCGCAACCGACAAGGCGCGGCGGGAAGGACTCCGAGACCAGGGGACGGCACAAGTGATATGGTTGACCCGGCAAGATGAACTCCGCTGTCCCGAATGCGGGATGCTCCACGGAGAGATATTCGACATAGATAAAGTTCCGGACAAGCCCCATCCGAATTGTCGGTGCTGGGTTATGCCGGTGAGGAGATGAAATGGACCCGAAGGTTATAGAAGAAATCCTCCGAATCCTGAAACGCGGCAACACCGTTGAACTGAAGAAGGTGAGCGGGCAGATTGTTGTGGTGGAGATTGAGAGGAAGGTCAAAGTCAAATCCAATATGTGACCGTTACAACCGGGTAATGGGAGACAGCCAACAGGGGCTATGAACAGGAAACTGTTTGTAGCCTCTGTTTTACTTATAAAGCCGGGTGGAGCAAGGGAAGCTCGTCACGTCCATGCCGTGAAGGTTGCGGGTTCAAGTCCCGCCCCGGCAATCTTTTGGAAATGTAGCTCAATCGGTGGAGCGTCGGTCCGTTAAACCGAAGGATGAAGGTTCGATCCCTTCCGTTTCCGTCTCGTCAGGGAAGACGTAAATCGCAACGGGGAGGAAAACCCCGACAACAAACAGAAAACACGGTGAGGGAACACCTTAAAACGCAGGAGGACTTTATGCCGAAGATCAACACAAGCGGAATCAAGGGGTATGAGAACATGACCCCCGAACAGAAGCTCGCGGCCCTCGAAGCCTATGAGTACGAGGACAACGCCGGAGAACTTGAACGGAACAAAGCCGCAGTCACAAAGGCGAACGCGGAAGCGGCGGACTGGCGGCGAAAGTACGAGAACACGCTTTCCGAAGAACAGAAGAAAGCGGAAGCGGCAAAGGCCGAGGTCGAAACGATGAAGACGGAGCTTGCCTCCCTTCGCCGGGACAAAACGATTTCGGACTACACCGCAAAGTTCCTCGCCCTCGGTTATGAAGCGGCTCTCGCTTCCGACACGGCGGCGGCTTTTGCGGACGGAGACACCGCGAAGGTGCTTGCAAACCAGCAGAAGTTCCTCGAAGCGCATGACAAAGCCCTGAAAGCGGACCTTCTCAAAAACGGGTCCACCCCTCCCGCGGGGTCGGAGGGCGGTTCCACTATGACCCTCGAAAAGTTCCGCGCACTCCCGATTGACGAACGCGCAAAGTTCGCTGAGGAACACGCGGACGAATACAACAAACTTTACGGAGGTACTTAATATGCCCGGTCCTAACACCACCTATTCCAACTTCTACCTCTCCAATGAGGTTGAAGATCAGTTCAACTCCCACCTCAACCTTCAGCAGTTCTGCACGGTTGACAACAACCTTGTCGGAACCCCCGGCATGAAGCGGAAGATCAACGTGTACCGTGCAACGAATGGTACTCAGAAGCTCGCTATCACGCAGGGCAACACGCAGTCCATCACCGTGGGCTACACCCCGAAAGAGTATGAAATCCTGCTCGCGCAGAACAGGTTTGAGTACTACGACGAAGAGGCCATGACGGACCCCATGATTGTCCCGGTCGGTATGCGTCATGCGGGTACGGATATGTTCAACACCGTCAACGCGGACATTTTCGCAGAGTTCAACAAGGCAACTCAGGTTGTCGTGACCGCCGCTCTTGACTTCGCCGCGTTCGCCGACGCGCAGTCCATCTTCAACCTCGAAGCGATTCAGGGCGTCAATTTCTTCGCTTTCGTCTCTCCCGCGGACGTGGCGAACCTTCGCAAGACCCTGAAGGACGATCTGAAGTATGTGGAGGCGTTTGTCCGCAACGGCTATATCGGCACGGTTGCGGGTGTGAACCTCTACACCAAGAAGGACGCTGTTACCGGTACGATCTGCACCGCGACGAAACAGGCCGTTACCCTCTTCAACAAGAAGGGTGTGGAGGTCGAACAGGTTATCGGCGGCAAGCGGTCCGAAACTGCGGCGAACGTCCGTCTGAACACCATCTTCACCCGCAAGTACTATCTCGCCGCTCTCACGGACGAGACGAAGGCCGTCAAGATCATCAAGGGGTCCGCGGCGGTCACTACCGATACCACCGTAACCTCCGGCAAGACCTACTACGAGGCTTCCGGCAACGGTTATGTGGCTGTTACTCCCGAAGCCAGTGACAACCCGAAGACTAAGGGCTGGTACGAAATCACCGCGGCGTAAAGAAAGAGGTGAGCGAACATGACGGATTTAGAAAAGGTTGAAACTCTCCGGGTCCTTCTGGACGAAGGGGATGAACCCGAAGAAGACGCGGTTCTGCTCACCTTTCTTCGGATTGCCGGTCAGAAGATCATTCAGAAGGCATATCCCTTCCGGCACGACGTGACCGAAGTTCCCCCGCGCTATTCCCTGCTTCAGGTGGAAATCGCCCTCTATATGATGAACAAGCGCGGGGCGGAGGGCGAGACCTACCACGGAGAGAACGGCATCTTCCGCACGTTCGGCGGGGCGGAGATTCCGGATTCCATGCTCAAAGCGGTTGTTCCTCTCGCGGAGGTGGTCGGATGAAATGTCTGCGGCGGAACCGGGTTCCCTTCTGGTACTGCCTCTTCGACTTCAAGGAGGAACTTCTTGACGAGGACGGCAACCGGACGGGGGAATACGCGGTTTACTACAAACCACCGGTTAAAGTTCTGGCGAACGTCTCCGCCGCCCACGGGGAGGTACAGGAGGAAATGTTCGGGCGGAACCTGTCCTATGACAAGGTTATCGTTCTGGACGATCCGAACTGTCCCATTGACGAGGACGCGGTTCTGTTTGTTGACAAGCCCCCGGACAGCAGAGAGGACTTCGCCTATCTCTACGACTCGGACGGAAACCTTGTCCGGGATTCGGACGGTGAACCCGTGGGAACGACGGTCCACCACCCCCTGTTTGACTACATCGTGAAACGGGCGGCGCGGACTCTGAACACGGTTGCCTATGCGATTGAGCGGGTGACGGTGACATGAGGATCACGATTTCCGGTGTGGACGGCGTTCTCCGGCGCGTCACGGACGTACAATCCGGTCTCACTCCGAAGGTTCGGCGGTTCATGGAACGGCTCGGGGAAATCGGGGTGGAGACAGCGGGGGTCCGTTTCTCCACGGCTCAATACGACGGCACGAACGATGTAGAGGTTTCGTCCGAATGGGTGGAAGAAAACAAGCTCGTCGTTCACGCGGACGGTCAAGCGGTTGCGTTCATTGAGTTCGGGACGGGTGTTCACTACACGGCATCCCACCCGGAGGCGGGCCGGTTCGGGGCGGTACGCGGGTCCTACGGGTACAAACTCGGTCGGCTTGATTCGTGGAGATACCGGGGAGGCCCCGGAACGGACGGCGAATTCATTATGGAAGGGCCTCATGCCGGAATGGTGAAGACCCACGGCAACCCTCCCGCCCGCGCTATGTATGACGCGGGAAAAGAAATGCGGCAGAGGATTTCGGAAATCGTAAAGGAGGTATTCCGTGATTGACATAGAAAACGAACTCTACAACGTCGTTGCGGAAACCCTCCGGGCGACGTTTCCGAACATCAACATCTACTCGAAGCTGAATCTGTCTCCCCCGGAATTTCCGTGCGTCTGTTTTGAAGAGGCGGACAACGCGGCATACCGGAGGACACAGGACAGCGGTTCCCTCGAACGACACGCGGAAGTGGTCTACGAGGTGAACGTCTTCTCGGGGCGGACCTCCGGGGCCAAAGCGGAGTGCAAGGCGATTTTCGCCGCGATTGACGACGTGATGGAGTTTTTCGGATTTACCCGGCTCGGGAAGCATCCCATTGACGAGGAAGCCCCGATCAAATACCGGCTGAGCGGTCGGTATCGGGCCATCGTCTCGGAAAAGAAAGAAATTTATCGGAGGTAAACGATATGGCTATTTCTTCCTACAAGGTGTTTCTCATGCACGGGAACGCCAAGCTCGTTGACATTAAGGACTTCCCCGACATGGGGGACGATCCCGAACTGCTCGACACCACGACCCTGACGGACAAGATGCGCACCTACATCATGGGCATTCAGGAGACCGGTGCGCTGTCCTTCACATCGAACTACACGGCGGCGGACTACCAGACTCTCGCGGCCCTCGAAGGTTCCGAGGAACAGTACGCCCTTTGGCTCGGCGGCACGGAAAACGCGGGCAACGTCACCCCTACCGGTTCTGACGGCAAGTTCTCCTTCTCCGGCTTCCTCTCCGTCCGTCTGCTCGGCGCGGGCGTGAACGAAGTGGTGAACATGGGGATCACCATTGCCCCGTCTTCCATCATCACCTTCTCCACCGGCGCGGCTGGCTGATCGGAGGACATGACAAATGGCTAAAACGCTTCATGTGAACTACGAGGGCGCGACGTACACGCTCGAATACACCCGCGAGACCGTCGCCCTGATGGAGAAGCAGGGGTTCCGTATTCAGGACGTGGAGGACAAGCCGGTTTCTACCCTGCCCGTTCTCTTTGCGGGCGCGTTCCTCGCTCACCATCGGAAGATCAAGGGCGGCGTGATTTCCAAAATCTTTGAGAAGATCACGGACAAGCCCGGTCTTATCGCCAAGCTCGGCGAAATGTACGCGGAACCCCTTGAAACCCTCTTCGACGACCCGGAGGACGACGAGGGAAACGCGACGTGGGGGGCGGATTTCTAAGCTCCCCGGAAGACAAGGAACACAGTCTGCGGTATTCGGAAGTGTTCGATGCTTATTGTCCCTACTACCTCTCCATCGGTATGAGCTATGAGCTTTACTGGCGGGGGGATGCGGCGGCGGCGCGGCACTTCCGAAAGGCGGACATTTTCCGGCAGAAGCGGAGGAACACGGAGTTATGGCTTCAGGGCTTATACGTCTATGAGGCCATCGGGGACCTCTCCCCCATTCTCCGCCCCTTCGCTAAGGCCGGGACCAAGCCGCGGGAATACCCCCTCGAACCCTACCCTCTCGACAAGGAGGACCGGGACAGAAAGGCAGAGCGCGAACGGGCGGAAGAGGCGGAGCGAACCCGCGCAATGCTCGAAGCATGGGCGGCGAAGGTCAACAAACAATTTTTAGAAAAGAAGGAGGTGGGGTCCCATGCCGAACGAACCGATGGAACGGATTGACATTGAGGTTACGGCAAAGACAGAGGACGCGGCAAAGGGTTTACAGTCCTTGAACCGCGCCCTGAACCGCCTCAAAAAGATCACGGACGGGCTGTCGAACCTCTCCGGGATCAAGAACCTTGACAACCTCTCCGCCGCGGTCCGCCGCTTTACGAACTCGGCGGGGAGTGAGTTCAAGGACGCGGTTTCCACGCTCCGGTCCCTGACGAAAATTGACCTCTCGAAGTTCAACCCAGAGAGGCTTTCCAAAATCGGGGAAGCGGCGGATTCCCTCGACACCGGGACGGCGGACAAGCTCAACCGGTATGCCTCCGCGATCCGCGAGGTTGTGGCGGCTTCCACGGGGTCCGGAATCAAGGAAGCTCTTTCCAACCTCTCGCGGCTCGGGTCGATGAAATCCCCGAATCTTCCCTCTATCAAGGTTCCCGCTTCTCCCGTGACCGCGCCCGCCTCTCCGTCCGCGCTCTCCGGCACGACCTTCATTCCCTCTTCCGAGGTACAGGACACGACCGAAAAGCTCTCCGAAATGACGGACGGCATCCGAAAAGCGACGGAGGAAACGGCAAAGGCCGGTTCTGTTGCGAAGGAGGCGGCGGCAAAAGCCGGGGGCGGATTCAGAACGCTTCTCGGAATTGTCGGAAAGGCCGGGAAAGGGACGCTCAATCTGCTTTTAGGAATCGGCTCTACGGCGGCAAGGGCAGGGCGGCAGATTGCTTCCGGCATCGGCAAGGTTGCAACGGCTCCTTTCCGAAAGCTCGGTTCCGCCGTTCAGAACGCGGCGGGAAAGGTGTCCTCCTTCTTCTCTTCCATCAAGCGGGTACTCTTTTACCGGGCGATCCGGACGATGCTCTCCGAAATTACGAAAGGGATCAAGGAAGGAATTGACGCGCTCTACCAGTACTCCAAAGCTCTGAACGGCACGTTTGCCGGGGCAATGGACACGCTCGCAACGTCCAAGCAGTACTTAAACAACTCCCTCGGCGCGGCCCTCGCTCCCCTCATTGAAGCGGCGGCTCCGGTCATTGATTTTCTGGTTGACAAACTTGTTGATTTAATAAACGAAATGAACAAGCTCTTCGCCCTGTTCTCCGGTGCGGACCACTGGACGCGGGCGATCAAACAGGAAAAGGAATACGCGGAGGCGGCGGAAGAAGCGAAGGACGCACAGGAAGAGTTAAAGAAAACCGTCATGGGGTTCGATGAACTGAACCTTCTCCGCGGTGACGATTCCGACAAGGACGACGGCAAGGACAAGGACACCCCGGACTACTCCACCATGTTTGAGGACGTTCCCTTTGACGGGACCTCGTGGGCGGAGAAGTTCAAGGACCTTCTCGACAAGCTCAAAGAACTGCTCGGCCCGATTTGGGAATGGATCAAGAACGCTCTTGCGAAGCTCTGGGACTTTCTCAAAAGCCTGTTCGCCAAGCTCAAAGACTTCTGGGACGCTTACGGGCCGGAAATCCTTGAAAAGATCAAGAACGCCTTGAAAGCTCTATGGGATTGGATCAAATCCGTATTTCAGAGCATCTGGGACGTTTTCAAGGCGGCATGGGACAAAGTAGGCCCCGGACTGATTGAATCCATCAAAAAGGCATTTCAGGAGGTCTGGGAGCTTATCAAGGCTATCGGGCGGTCCATTGCGGAGGTCTTCAACAACGGGACCGGGCAGAGGACGTTTGAACTGCTCCTTCTGATTCTTCAGGACATTTTTGACATTATCGGCAACTTCGCCCGGAAGTTCCGGGAGGCATGGGAAGAGGCCGGGACCGGTACGCGGATCATTCAGGCATGGTGGGACATTTTCAATGACATATTGGAACTGATTCACCGGATTCTGCGGGCGACGGCGGACTGGCTCGACACTCTCGACTTCTCTCCCATTCTTCAGGGGTTTGCCGACGTATCGGAAGCCTTTGAGGGGCTTGTAAAGGTTCTCTGCGATCTGACGGCGCGGATTTACGAGGAAGTGGTCCTTCCTATCGCAAAGTGGATCATTGAAGAGCTTGCCCCGGCGTTTGAAACGACTCTCGCCGCCGCAATCCGCATGGTGACGGAGCTTATCGGTCCGCTCGTTGAAGGTGTACTCGGCGCGTGGCGTGAGATTCAGCCGATCATTGAGTGGATCGAGGGCGTGGTTATCATGGTCTTCGACAAGGTACGGGACGTTTTCAACCGGCTTGCGGAGACCTTCAAGGAGAAGGGCGACAAAATCCGCGAAATCCTGACCGGTATCGGCGAAATCGTGGAAGAGGTCTGGGAATGGATCTGGCCCATCTTTGAGCTTGCGAAGGAACAGGTCGGAGACACACTTGAATTTATCGGCAAGCTCATTGACGACGTGGTACGCCTCATCATCGACACGCTCCACGGTCTCGTTGAGTTTATCGCCGGGGTTCTGACCGGAGATTGGGAACGGGCGTGGAACGGTCTCAAAGAGATTGTAGACGCCACATGGCAGAATATCAAGGACGTTTGGACCCATGTTTTTGAGTGGATCAAAGCGGGATGGGACGACACCAAAGAGTACTTGATTAACACATGGAGCACGATCAAAGAGAAAGCGTCCGAATGGTGGAACAACACGAAGGAAACCATCGGCAAGGTGACGGACGATATTCACGACAAGATCACCGGGACGTGGGATAAGATCACGAACTGGATGACGGAGAAGACGGACAAGCTGAAACAGAAGGTTTCGGAGGGGTGGGAGAACATCAAGAAGACGATTCACGATGCGCTCGAAAAGATCAAGGGATTCTTCAATTTTGAATGGTCCCTTCCCCATCTGAAGCTCCCGCACTTCTCCCTTTCCGGTTCCTTCTCCCTCGACCCTCCTTCCGTTCCGAAGCTCTCTGTTGACTGGTACAAGAACGGCGGTTTCCCGGAGGCGGGACAACTGTTCATGGCGCGGGAAGCGGGGCCGGAGCTGGTCGGTTCCATCGGCGGCAAGACGGCGGTTGCGAACAACGACCAAATTGTAGAGGGTATCGCCTACGGTGTACGGGACGCGAACGAGGACATTGTGAACGCTCTCTATGCCGTGGCACAGCAGATTATCCAGACAGTCCGTGACAAGGACACGTCGGCTTACATTGACGGGAGGAAGATTTCCCGCGAGGTGACTTCCGCCCAGAACCGGGACAACCGGATGTACGGACCGGCGCGGTCGAACGCATAAGAAAGGGGGACTTTATCCATGACGTTTACGATTGACGGGGTAGATATGGTCCCCTTTATCGCACTCCGAGGGATGAAATGGCAGAGGTCGGACGTGGAGGCTCCCGACGCGGGGCGGACGCTCGACGGGGAAATGCACAGGGGCCGGGTGGCAACGAAAATCCGCCTTGACATTACCTGTCGTCCGCTAAAATCGGACGAGGCGTCCACGGTTCTGAACGCGATTCTCCCGGAGTTTGTGACGGTCTCCTACACCGATCCGATGGAGGGGAACGTATCGAAGACCATGTACTCCAACAACAACCCCGCCTCCTTCCTCATTCAGCATAAGGACGGGACGGAATGGTGGGACGGTATTACCTTCCCGCTTATCGAACAGTAAAGAGGTGAGAGGATGCAGACTACAAGCGCACTTTACAAAACCCTGCTTGCCTCGAAGAACGCACGGCGGGAGGTTCGGATTCTGATTGAGTGCGGAGACCCGCTCGACGATTCCCTTCTTGATTCAAGTTTTGAACACATTCTGGATTCCTCCGGAAACACCATCGGCACTTATATTTCCTACAACGGGCAATTTGTCTGCGGAGAGGAGGACATTCTGGAAGCGCGGACGGACGGTGCACTCTTCTCCGAATCCACCCTCTCCTTCGGAGGGTGTGTCTCCCGGGAATTTGTGCTTCGATTTTTCCCGCACGAACTGAACATCCCGCGCATGGCAAGGCTGGAACCGCAGGTTCGGCTCCGGGACGGTGACGTGGTTTCCGAATGGATTCCGAAAGGCGTCTTCTACATTGACACCCGCGAAACGGACCGGAATTCGGGGGTCCTTACACTGACCGGCTATGACGCTATGCTCAAAGCGGAGGCGGAGTACATTTCCCCCGGCGACGTGGGAGTGTGGCCCCTGCCTATGTCCGTTGTTGCCTCCGAAATCTGCTCCATGATGGGCCTTGAGATGGACTCCCGGACAAGGATCACCGACTATCCGGTGGAACTGCCTACAGGGTACTCCATGCGGGAAGTCCTCTCCGCGATTGCGGCGGCGAACGCGGGCAACTGGATTATTACCGACGACGGGAAGCTCCGTCTCGTTCGCATAGATGAAACGCGGGACACCGTGAACCTCGGGCGGCGGGCTATGAACTGCTCCATGTCCGCGCCCTTTGAACCGATTACCCACGTCGTTGTGAACCTCGACGAAGAGGTTTACGCGGAGGCGGGCGACGACACGGGGCGGACCCTTGAAGTCACCTGTCCGTGGGGGACGGAGGGCATGGCGGCGGCGATCCTCTCTTCCCTGTCCGGGTTCATCTACCGGCCTTACACGGCGGGCGGTGCGATCCTCGACCCCGCGGCGGAACTCGGGGACGCGATTCTCCTTGACGGGGTGAGCGGGATTCTGGCGGCACAGACGATCCGCTTCAACGCCCTGTTCGCCTCGGACATTTCCTCCCCCGGAGAGGACGAAATTGACCACGAATACCCCTATCACTCCACGTCTCAGCGGGAGATCAAGCGAAGGCTCAAAACGATCACGACGACGTTCAAGGTTGAATCCGAACGGATTTCCGGGGAGATCACGGCGGTTGACGGCAGGGTGACGAAGGTTGAAGAAACGATTGACGGCGTTTCCTCCCGCGTGGAGGGAGTGGCGGACAATGCGGTTTCCTCCGTCTCGGTCTATTATGCCCTGTCCGATTCCGAAAGTGTGGCTCCGGTTTCCGGGTGGTCCGTGGTGGCCCCGGGATGGGAAAACGGGAAGTTCATGTGGCAGAAGACGGTCACGGTGTACGGCGACGGGCGGGAGGTGACTTCCGATCCGACGTGCATTTCCGGGGCGCGGGGCGCGTCTCAGGAGGCCGGTTATTCCACGGCGATTGTCTATCTCTACAGGCGTTCGCTGAAAGCGGTTACGGCAATCACATGGGACGACACCCTGACCTACCACTTCCCGACGCAAAAACTTCTTTCCGTCCCGGACGGGTGGAGCGAGACGATCCCTTCCGGTGATGAACCTCTGTACGTGACGGCGGCAACGGCCTACGCGAACACCGGCTCGGACGCAATCGCCCCCGGAGAGTGGAGTAAACCCGTTCTTCTTGTAAAAAACGGTGAAAACGGTGCCGGGGTACAGTCCGTCGTGGTTTCCTACGGCGTTTCCTCGGCATGGAACCAAAGACCTACTAAATGGGTATCCGATATGCCGGAGGTGGAACCGGGAGATTATCTCTGGACGAAGACCGTCACGACCTACGCGGACCCGGAAATCCCTGAAACCGTTATCTACACGCAGACACGACAGGGTGAAGACGGAGTGCGCGGGGCGGACGGAATGAACTCGGCGGTAGTCTATCTCTACAAGCGATTCGACTATGCGGCGTGGTACGGAACGATTCTTGATTACTCGGAGCTTTCGGTTTTGGACAGCGAAGGGAACCCCCTCGAAACTCCGGAAATCGAAGTTCCCCCCTCCATAGACTGGACTGAAACCCTCACCTACGATTTTCTCACCCGGAAGCTCTCCGAAATTCCGGAAGGATGGTCGGACGTTCCCCCGGAAGGTAACGAACCGGTCTTTCTCGTAACAGCTTCGGTCTCCTCTTATGATACCACCGGGAACATCCCCGCGTCTGACTGGTCCGCCCCCGTTCTCTTCTGGCGGAACGGCAAGGACGGTGTGGACGGACAGCCGGGTAAAGACGGTGAGGACGGAAGACCGGGACGGGACGGTGTGGACGGGACAAGCTCCTACATTCACATCAAGTACGCGCCGGTTCCGAACCCCACGGACACGCAGATTACGGACATTCCTTCGGAGTACATCGGCATCTGTGTGACGACCTCTGCCCCGGACCCCACGGAGGCAAGCCGGTACACATGGACCAAGTGGGAGGGACACGACGGGCCGCAGGGCATCCCCGGCACGAACGGCAAGGACGGAACGGCGGAATACGTTCACTTTGCCTACTCCACCTCGGCGGACGGCAAGCAGAATTTTTCCGTGACCTCCTTCCCCGGTGCAACCTACATTGGGGTTTGTCACGACGACAAGGTGAACGATCCGACGACCCCCGCCTCCTACGAATGGACTCTGATTAAGGGTGCGGATGGAGCAAAAGGGGACAAGGGTGCAGACGGTGCGAACGGGACGAACGCGGCGACGGTTTTCCTCTATCAGAGAAAGGCCGGGACCTCTCCCGTAAAGCCTACGAACACCCTGACCTACACTTTCTCGTCCGGTGAGCTCACTCCGACAACCTCCCTCGGCTCGTGGACTCGGACAATCCCCGCGGCGAACGGGAACCCCTGCTGGGTGATTCAGGCGACGGCGATTTCTACGGCGGCAACGGACAACATCTCGAACTCCGAATGGTCCGCTCCCGTGATTCTCGCGGAGAACGGGCTTGACGGAACAGACGGGGTGGGGGTTTCCTCCATTGTTCCGGAATACTACCTCTCCACCTCGGCGACATCTCAGGCGGGCGGAGAGTGGACTACCACCTGTCCCGATTGGGCGGCGGGCAAGTACATCTGGACCCGCTCTCACCTCTATTGGGAGGACGGCACGGAGACCACGACGGCCCCGGCTCTCAACAACGCGGTCAACGGTCTGGGGCAGAAGTACACGGAAGTCAAGCAGACAGCGGACAAGGTTGAATGGCTCGTTGTGGGGGACTCTTCCACGACCTTCACTCTGTCTGACCGGGCGGCGAAACTTGTCTCGGACACCATCGACCTTACGGGGTTTGTGACCTTCACGGACCTTCGGACGGCGGGCAAGACGGAGATTTCCGGCTCCAACATCAAGACCGGGACGATTGACGCGAACGAGGTCACGATCAAGAACATCAACGCCTCGAACATTAACTCCGGGACTATCTCGGCTGACCGGATTTCGGGTGGGACGATTGATGCGTCCGACGTGACAATCAAAAATCTTGACGCCTCCAAGATCACGACGGGCGAACTCTCCGCCTCCCGGATTTCGGGCGGAACGCTGGACTTCTCGGAGATCACCGTCCGGAATCTTTCCGCAAACGCAATCACGACCGGGACCTTCTCCGCAGACCGGATTTCGGGCGGGACGATTGATGCGGACAGCATTACCGTGAAAAACCTCTCCGCCTCCAACATGACGAAAGGAACGCTTGACGCCTCTAAGGTTGCGGTTGACAACATGAACGCCTCCAACCTGAAGAGCGGATCAATCGACGCAAAGACGATTCCGGTCACAAACATTTCCGCCACAAACGTAAACACCGGAACCCTTGACGCCTCCAAGCTGACGGTGAAGAACCTCTCCGCGGACTCCATCACTTCCGGAACCCTCGACGCCTCCAAGGTGACGGTAAAGAATCTCAAAGCGGATTCGATTGATACGTCCGGAATCAAGATCAAGGCAGTTTATGGTGAAGGAACATATGCGGACACGGCACTTATCTCTTCGGACGTTTCTTGTCTGTATATCGGAAAGCAGACTTCCGGGACGCAGAGGATTTCCGGGGTTGATATTTGCACATATGCCGTATATTTCGGATATGCGGGCGGACGTACTCTCGAAGTATATACAGACACGGGCAGTACAAGTACATATGGATTGCGTATTTGCCCGAAAACAGACGGAACTTATTACATCGGTTTGCCAAATAAGCAGTTTCAGGCGGTTTACGCGAAGAAGATTTATATTGACGGCGAAGAGGTAAAGAGTAATGTAAATGTAACAGATATTTATGCGGTAAATGACAAATATGAACATATTACCCTCAATTCATCGAAACAGTTTATCCCTTATAGTTCCGGGTACTATCTCGGGAATGCGACAAAACCCTTTGAACGGCTCTATCTGGCAAGCAACTGTTACCTCTCCGCGTCCTCCGGGAAACTGGCGGTCAACGGGACGGTCATTGACACGGGCGGAAGCGGGGACAAGGTTTCAGAAATTTACGTCTCCGGGTCTACGACTGCAAAGATTACACTCAACAGTTCTAAAGACTTTATCCCTTCGGCGACGGGGTTCTCCCTCGGCTCCACAAGCTATCCGTTCGATGAAGTCTACATCGGCGCGTCCTCGTCCTACTACTGGAAGATTACCGAGGCGGGGATCATTCCTTCCCGGACGACTTCTACAACCTCGTCCTACTTCAACCTCGGGTCCTCCACCTATCCCGTCAACGTCATTCGGGCAAACAAGCTCTATGTGAACGGGAAGGAAGTTACGGGGTCGGATTCCGGGTCTTCCTCCACCTCCACGAACTACGCGGGGATGGAAGTTCGGATGGGCGGCACGACAAGCTATTACATTGTGGCGGACACCAACCGAAAGCTCCGGCCCTCGTCTTATTCAAACACTTACCCGTTCTATCTCGGAGACAGCACCTACTACTGGCACTACGCTTACATTGGATCGAACACGGTTGAAATCGGTTCTTCTGCATCCTCGAAGCTCGGATTTTTCGGGACTGCGGCGATTGCAAAACAGACGCTTTCCACGACTTCGACCAACATGAACTACACGTCGGCGACGGCAAGCAACTATCTTACGATCCTCAACAACCTTGTCGGTATTCTCAAAAACAAATACGGGCTTATCGCCTGAATCTACGGAGGAAAACATGAAGCTCAAACTCACGGAATGTGTCCGGGCTTTTCAGGCCATCATGGAGATGATGGGCGAGGAAAGCGACTTCACATTGGCCCATGCGCTTGTCATGGCAAAGCGCGAACTCGAACCGCACGTTATCTTTTACGGCGAGAAGGAAGAAGACCTGATCGGCAAGTACGCGAAACGGGACGAGGGCGGAGACATGATTCGAGACGGGAACAAGGTTCAGGTGGAGAATATGTCCGAATTCCTCAGAGAGCGGGAAGAGCTGAACAACGTGGAGGTGGAAGTCACCTCTCGCCGCCTGAAGAAGGTTCCGGCAAAGGTCAAGCCCTCCGTCCTTGACGGTCTGCTTCTGGTCTTTACGTTCCCGGAGGAGGACGGAGAAAAATAAACAACGGAGGGGGTTCCCCTCCCCGAAATACTACACAAAGGAGGATTAACTATGCCCCGGATCAACAATTATCCCAAAAAGACAAAGTTCAATGCGAAAGACGTTCTCTTGACGGACGGGACGGAGGGAACGAAGATCATTGAAATTGAAAATGCGGTAACGGACCTTACCTCCCGTATGTCGGACGACACCCTCTCGGAATCTGGAAAACTGGCTCCCGCCGATAAGGTGGGGGAGGCCATCAATGAAATCCGGGAGGGGGCGGCAACCGCAATACAAAAAGCAGAGAGTGCGGTTGAGACAGTATCAGGGCTCGGGATTCATTCTCAAGCGTCCGGTCCAATCGTACAGTTCTCCGATGGTGCGGGTGGACTTCCGCTTTCTGCAATGACGGTCGGCATTGAGCCGGTGCAGTCCGGTTCCGGGGATCCGTCGCCGGACAATGCGCGGCCCATTTCCGGCTGGACCGGGGCGAAGGTGACCCGGTGCGGGAAGAACCTGCTGGATTATGAGACGGCGATGTCTGCCGCCGGCTTTGTCAAACAAGGCGACGAGTGGTTTGCGAGACAATCAAGTATTGTTTCTGACAAATTATTATGGAAAAACACAAGCGGAATAAGTGGAAGTATAACGCTGACATATAGTTACAGATACAACACCACACCGGCACAGGGTGTAAGATTTGTCTTTTTGTATTCAGACGGTACGCGTACAGAAAATTATGCACCCGCATCGACGACATATGTGACTAAAGTAATCACTTCAGATGCCCAAAAAACGCTGTCAAAAATTCAATTCAACTATGGTACGGGATCTGTTTCGACATGGATTAAGGACATGCAGATCGAACCCGGCTCTGCGTCCACGGAGTATGAACCGTACACCGGTGACACATACGAAGTCACCTTCCCCTCCGAGGCCGGGACGGTGTACGGCGGGACGGTGGACCCCGCGGCGGGGACGCTGACCATGGACCGGGTATATCGGGTTTTTGACGGCGGCGAATCATGGGCAAAGTTCGGGAGCGGAGACGCGATATATTTCCGGCTCCCGATCGGAAGCTTCGGAACGGTGGTGGATGACAGCGGAATCTGTTCCCACTTCGCGCCGGTGATGGTCTCTTCCTCCAGCACCGCCGTGGGCCAGAGGGTGGTCAATTCCAGATCGGAAG